TATTTATTCAAAGAATATGTTGGTCTTTCTTTTTCATCTGCTAAAACATAGAAGTATGGCCTAAACTCTACTTCTTCGTTTTTCTTTACTCCGTTTTCTCTCCAAGATTTGTATATTGTATTTCCATTTTTATTACTAATTATCATTTACATTCCTCAATTTGCTAAGTGCGGTGCTTTAATCAAGAGTTTATTTTCCGATATAATTAACATCGGAAAATCATCTTTGACATAGAAGTTTAACATTTCGTTGTCAAACAATACATGTAATGGGCTAGAAAAATCTAGCGTTGCTGATTCTCCAATGCTATTTTCTAAGTCAATAGATGTTTCAAACTTATTTGAGTTGTTAGTAGCACTAGACATAGATAACTTATTCTTATCATGTTCATAGTTTAAGTGATAAATACCACTACCAATCAACTCACAAAGTTTCATAGTTTCACTAAATGTATTTGAGTCTAATTGAAATGCACCTTCATACTTTATCTTATTAAACTCAAACAAAGTTTCTATGTTTTCTTCATAGCGAACATCAATAACATACTGACCCATGCGATTCAATGTGTCCATGTTAGGGTGATTCGCAATAGTAGGTTGTGAAAGTTTACTATTATTGTTTGTCATAGTAATAACATCATCACACTTTACTACTACATCACCACTAAATTTCTTTAGATATTTTAGCAACTCTCCGGTTTCGCCTACAACTGTTCCGTCTTCTTCTCCTTCAACTGTTAAATCAACTTTAACTATCAATGAATTAATTGAGTCGCAATTCCACAAACTTAGTGTATTATTGTGCAACCTACCATAAAAGTTCTCTATTAGACTACTATTAGTTAGACTTGCACCATTGAAGTATTTTCCTTTCAATTGTATATCTGTTAGTGCTTTAACTAAGTCTTTCGCATCTACTGTAAATTTCATATTGCTCCCTCTCTTAATTCTTTAATTCCATTCCATGTAATATTAGGTGGCGTTCCTTGTCTTACTGTCCACTTAGAACCAACAAGTTTACCATTTGTTCTACTACCCATAAGTTCAGCAAAGAAATGGGTTTCGCCCTTTACTTTCTTTTTTGAACAATAGATTTCTTGTTCAAGTTTACCGCCCCATTCTTTCCACATAGGAATCATACCAACGGCTACATTGTCCAAATATCTTTCAGTTTCGTGGGTAATAAAAATACAATCACAATTTAGATTGTAAATTGTTTCTAATAAATAATAAAACAATTTATTTCTATTACCATATTGAAACGGCATGATTTTTGTTACGACTCTAGGATTAGGATTGACTTTCAACATGCAAGCATCTAGCCAAGTATCTACTCCATCAATAACAAATATTGGGTTTTCACCATTCTTTATTGATTCTTTAGCATGGTTTATGAATTGTAAAGAACGGTCTTCACTTTCATTAATATCAATAATATTATCTTTAGTCATAACAATAGGACAGAATACTTCTATTCTTTCCGTTGCGTTATGGTGTTGATACCAAGTAGACTCAACTCCTCTATCCCAATCTAAAACAAATATCTTCCTATCGGGGAAGTCTAACGCTAAACCAGTTTTACCTGTTTTTGGTTCACCCCAAATACCTAATACCATTCTTGATTTCATGCTCTCTCTCATTTTCTTTAGTAATTCACTAAAGTTTATTTTTTCTTTTCTAAAACTCATAATTTTCACCTATCTCATTTCTTTCTAATAATAATTCTGTTTCTTTCAATAATCCCCATGTGTTCAATATATGACACAACTCATCTTTGCCTTCACAAATATATCTTGTTTCTTTAGTTCCCACATGAAGTTTAATCCAATAACTGTCTTTTTTGTTTTCATTTTCCTTCCAAGTAATGAAGTCTACTTTTTCTAAATCAATAATATAACTTTCATTCTTAAGAAGGAATCTATCTTCTATAATTCCTTTTCTATACATTTTAAATCCTCTAAAAAATAGGCTTCGCACCTATCCGAGTGTCAATCGCTTCCACAAGTTCACACTTACACTTGCTACCTTTTTTACTCCCAACATGAAATCTGTAATGTCGCCAACTCATCATACCGCACTGAAGTATCATAGGCTCATCACACCTATACGACATTTCTACGGGGGAATAATAGGAATTTACTGCTCCGAAAGCCAATATTCTTTTGTAATGAATGACTTATCTACTCTAACTAATACATCACCAACAACTCTAGGTGCTAGTGATTGTAGTTGCATGTTAGCCAAATAGTTATCTTTTAGACCGTGTAAAAGTCCTTCTTCATTTACAATCATATCTTTTATTTCGGGAGTTAAGTATACATTAGGCATGTATTCAATACGGCCTCCTACTGCCTTTTGCATTTGCTCTAGTGTTGGTTTGTCTTCAAACACTTCACCTTTCAAACGCCAAAGGCAATTATCCTCAACTTTGATTTCTACCCATATATCATTACTCAAATAACCATCTCCTCAAAACCAAATATCTTCGTCTTCAAAGACTGTATCGGTTTCTTCCGCTATCGGATTACCAAAGGCTTCTTGAACTAACAAACCACTAGTGTTAATAGTGATTGGTTCAGCCTCTCCATCAATAATTCTTTGAGAGGTTCTACCGACAATAATGACAGTTGAACCGATACCGAAGTTAATATTGATATGTTCGGGAATCCAACATGTAGTTGCTAAGTTGTCTTCATCGGATTCTGTCAATTCCATATCGCTCGCTTTATCAGTAATAGATAAGATTCTATTACCATTAGCAGTCGGTGTCATTCTTTGATTAACAACTGTTCCTTCAACGATAGCAAACCTGTCTTTGGTTGCTTCCATCTGTAAGTTAGTATGTAGTCTATCCAAATCAACAAGCGGTGTTGCATTCTTGATATAGTTTTCAAACAAACAAGATGAAAAGTCAAAGGAACTCATATCCCTATAATCGCTATTATCGGGGTTTACATCTTCGTTTCTAATCAAACTATCTTTGGTAGCCATAGTCATACCATACAAGTTTGTCCCATCATCACTAGGAATGGCCTTGAAATGAACCCAATCAAAAGTATCGGGTGCAAAATCAATTCCTCCTTGATTCTTATAAGAGAAGTAGTAAGACTTCATTTCTCCACCATCAATGCTCCCAAAGAAAATTCCATTTCTTCTAAACTCATTCTTAGGCAAAGGCTTACCGTATCTTTTATTTTCAGTCCCGCTTGCATAGTTAGGCATATTATCCAACGGGATAATTATTGTCCCATCTTCAAGTTCTTCTGCTCCATCAACAAGAGTCTTAGCAACTTTTTCTTGGTAATCGCCTTTGTAGTATCTAGCAATTGTATATGTGTCGTCGTCGTTTTCAGTGGCGGTTGCTACTATTCCTTCTTCCAAAGCCTTATCATTATCTCGCAAGAACTCCTCTTTTGCCTTGTTTCTGCTCCAACTCATCATATCTCTTGGTGCTTCCAAACTTACAAAGAAACCAAATGCGCTCTTAACTAAACTGTTAGAACCGCTATTGTTGTTTGTTGTCTTTGCTCTCATGTTTCCACGCACATAGTTTCTAAGAAGTGATACCGCTATATCGCTATCAACTTCTACTCCGTTCTCTTCGCAAAAAGAACGGTATATTACTACCATTTCATCGGTAGTGATATTTAGGTGCTTTGCTCCAATCTCTATTTCTTTCATTATTTTTTCTGGTATATCTTTCATATTTTTTTCCTCCTTAGATTAGTTGTCCAACTATCCATGAAATTATTATTTTAGGGGTCATGGCGGTTGAACGATATTCTCCTTCCCCTATTACCCTAAGAAGTTGAAACTTCTTAGCGGAATCTAAACCATCGGCAGTTAAAACCGAATTATGAAGTCCTAAACAAATCTCTTTCACGCTTCTTCCTCCATACAAAATGTCATGTAATTTGTCTAATGTTTCATTCGGTTTTTTATCAATTATTAATTTTAATATTTCATCAAACTCTTTCAATGAATCCTGCATCTGTTTTTTCAGCGTAAAGTTTGAGGCTTTTGCCGCTTGAATCTCGGTAATCGCCCTGCGTAAATCACCATCTAATTGATATATAAAGCGAGCCAAGTCTTCATCAGCGAATCCTTCAACTCCTTCTTTCTCAAGAATATCCTTGATAACTTCAAGGACAACTTCATTCTTTAATGGATTAAACCTATAATTAGCACATCTACTTTGAAGCGGAAATATAATCTTAGACTTATCATTACAAGTAATAATGAATCTAATATTACTAGCATATCTTTCCATAATTCTTTTCATGGCGTTTTGTGCATCATTAGTCATTCCATCTAACTCATCTAATAGCATAATTCTAAATGGTGCATCACCAATAGTTCCGCTTTGCGCTACTTGTTTGATTGTAGTTCTTACAGTTTCTAGTCTTCTATCATCACTAGCATTTACTTCAAAGAAGTTATCTTTGAATAAATCTCCTAACATAGACTTAGCAAGTGCAATTGCCGCACCTGTCTTACCTGTTCCTTGCATTCCATAAGCAAGAACATTAGGCATATTATTTTCTAATACCCATTGTTCTGCATCTAATAC